CAGAACACCCAGTCCGGGAACCCGGCCCCGCTCGGTGACGCCATGACCACCTTGCGGCTGTCCGGGACGTGATAGCACAGGTATCCGCGCTCCTCGGCGTACTGGACGACCCGGTGCTGAAATTTAGCTTCGCTCCAGATGCCACCCCCGGCAGGTTGGGCACTCGACTGCGGTGTAGGTATCTGCGAGGTAGGCTGCGTAGGTGAAGCTGGCACGCCTCGCGTCCTCTTCGGTTCGGTAGGTGATGCCATGTCCTTTCCCCTCGGTCGCTTTTGCACCCGGTATCCGCTCTCCTCGTCGCTCCACTACAAGGCCTCCATCGAATTGCGGTAATAAAGCGGCTCGCATTCGTAGACTGATACCTGCGCCCGCGTGATACCCACATACCATGCCCTGATAACGGCATCACGGGCCTCACGGTCGAGGGCCGCCTCTTCCCGCACTTTAGCAGTAACGTCTGGCAGTAGGTAGACATGCTCTGCCTGCCCGCCCTTGACGCTATGGATGGTTCCCACGATGACCCGTGGGTCACGGTCAAACACTTCTGGGTCTGCCATATAGAGGTTAAGCGCATACCGTAGCGACCGCCGCTGGGAGTCTTGGCCGTGCGCCTCAACATACCAGTTGCCGTCAGCCTCCACCCAAGCGTGCGCCCCTTCCGGCTGGAGGATGCCCTCCAGCGAGTGTACGACCGGCGTCGAAACAAGTCGGGCTAGGGCAGCCTTTTTGGTGCCGACGAAATGCCTCGCAGGCAATAGTTCGAGCGCCGTCGAGGCGTGAGCACCTGTCGGCCGACCCTCGAACCAGCAGGTCAGCCGCTGGCCTGCACTTGTGGTGCCGTCCCGGTGGTGCAGCGGATTCCACCCATAATCTGTAGGGCGGTACGGGTTCCAGTAGGGCACCCCAGCATCTCGCAGCGCCGCTAGGGTTGGGGCCAGCAGGTACGAATAGTGGCCCAGAATGGCGCAGGTCTCCCCTGCCTCGCTATGCTGCCGCAAGGCCCGCACAAGCGCCCCTGGTTCCTGCCAAGTCGCAGGGCACGACTCGACGGCCCCCGGCTTCGACTCGTCGGCGGATACCTCGCGCCCAGCACTGATAGTGCCGCTATGCTGCCGCAGCCACGCTTCGGCGTGCCGCAGGACAGGTACGGGACAGCGCCAGCTATGGCCGAGCAGCGTATCGATACCCCCCTCCGGCAGTGGTGCCAGCAGCGTATCAGGAGTCGCACCGATAAACCCGTAGAGGGTCTGAGCAGGGTCTCCTGCCGCTACGAATCGATAGCCAGCTGCCGCACCCCATTTCGCAGCTAGTACCCACTGCGTAGGGTTGAGGTCTTGCGCCTCGTCCACCACGAAGCAATCAGGGTCACCGGGGGCGGTATCGACATCCCGTATGGCATAGTCGATCATGTCCTGATAGTCGATACTGTGCGTCTGGCGTTTATAGTCCTCCCAGGCGGCGGCAAACGCCTGCGTCTGCACCTCCAGGCGCTTAGACACCCGACCGGTAGCCCGCCAGAGCGTATAGGCTCGCAGTTCGGCACCCCGACCTTCTGGGCCGCTACCAGTCCCGAATGACTGCTCAGCAGCGGAATCCTCTAGGGATTGTCGCCGACCCTCACCGACCTGCCAGGTCATCCCGTGGTGCTCGGCGTTCCAATCGTCAATTAGCCCCTGCTCTGCCTCGGCGACCGGCGCACTACCAAGCGCGCGAAATGCCAGCGAGTGTAGGGTTGACGCGTTCTGCGGCGGGATAGGGAGGCGGGCGCGCAGTACCTGCGCGGCCCCCTTGGTGAACGAGCAGCAGACGATCTTCTGCACGTCGATTGCGTCCCGGCGGTGCCAGGCCTCGATATGCGCCTTCAGGCGCTCCGTCTTGCCTGCCCCCGGGATACCGGTTATCCGATTAAGTGCGGCCATCTGGCTACTCGACCGGCTGGCCGGTCACTGCAGGGACAATCTGCTGGCGGTAGGCGTCCACCTTCGCCGCCACGTCGGCAGGCAGCGGCTCGACCATCTCCAGCGAAAGGCGAGCGTAGCTGATACCGCCCGCCGACTTTTCGAGCACCGTAGACACCCTAGTGGTGCAGCGGTGCAGGCCACGGACGCCCATCGCTACGAGGTTCAGGGCGTAGGTCTGGGCCACCTTGTAGGAGCTAGGCGGCAGGGTGAACCGGGTCGGCAGGAGCGCCCCCGGCATCAGGAGGAAGAGTTGCGTCAACTGGCGGCAGGCCTGGCCGCCGTCCTTACCGCTCCCCCATGCAGCCATCGGGCACCCCTTGCAGAGTCCCGTAGGGTTCGCCGCCGATGCCGTCCCGTCCTGAATGCCGTAGAGTCCCTCCCCGTGGAGGTTATCCCGGCTAGAGCAATCGGGCGGGTTATTCTCCCCGCTGAACTCGGCGGCCCAGAACGCCCGCTGCGGCTGGCGGTGGAGGATGATGGCCTCGAAGGCCTTACTGACCGTCCCGTCGGGCAGCTCGAACGTCGTCGAGCCTGCCGACGGCATCTTGATACGGGGCAGGTCGGCAACGCCGAATTCCTCGCCGGGGGTCAGGATACCCGCCAGCAATTCCGCCGGGTCGTCAACGTCGGCGATGGCGTAGTTAGTAGTAGTGGTAGTAGTCAGCTTCTGCATTATCGCGCCTCTGTAGGTAGTGTGGCGGCTGCTCGCGCAGCCAGGGCCTCGGTGCAAAGCACCCCAATCTCGGCACCGACCGTTCGTCGGTCAGCCAACGCCGCCAGTCGCGCCTGTTCCCAAACCTCCGGGTCGAGACGCACCATAAACGGTCGTGTAGGCCGAGGCGACGGTGACTTACCCCCCATAGCAGTACCTCCTCCGTAGTTGGTATGTACAGAGTATCAACGTATTGGTACTCTGTAAACTACCAATTTACCCAGGAGGGGCGGGAGGACGACGGTGGCTACTATAGTTATGGCCGACGCAGCGCTGGACTACCTACGGAGGGGCTGGCCGGTTATCCCTGGACACAACCCTATCGCGCCGCATGGCCTCTGCTCCTGCGGCAAGCTTGCCTGCGATAAACCGGGGAAGCACCCCCGGATAGGATGGCGCGAGTTCGAGCAGCACCTACCGACAGAGGCCCAGGTGCGGTCGTGGTGGCACCGCTGGCCTGATGCCAGCGTCATCGTTCTGACCGGCAGGCTCAGCGGCCTGCTGGTACTGGACATTGACCCTCGCAGCGGCGGCGACGATTCGCTGGCCGAACTGCCGAAGCTGCCGCCGACAGTCACGGTTCTCACCGGAGGCGGAGGCGAACACTACTGGTTTCGCTACCCCCAGGACAGCAATCTCACTATTGGGGCAGGCGTCCTGCCGGGCATCGACTGGCGCGGCCAGGGGGGCTACGTTGTTGCTCCGCCGTCGCTCCACGCCAGCGGCAGGCGGTACGAGTGGGAGGCTGGCTATAGTCCTGACGAGCACCCGCTGGCAGATGCCCCCGACACTCTCGTAGCGGCGCTACAGGCAACGAGAGGGCGGGTTGCCGATTTTGGCGTACTCCCAGTCCAGGCGCTAGACGTCATGCCGTATCTCACCGGCCAGGCCCGCCTACAGGTCGGGGAGCGTAATACGATGCTGGCCCGCCTAGCTGGGCAGCAGTTCGCCCAGGGGGCACCTCTCCAAGCTGTCCTGGGGACACTGCTAGCTGTGGCGGCTAACGCCGAGTCAGATGCAGCCCATCCTCCTATTGCCCTCGACGAGGTGCAGGCCGTGGTGCGCAGCATCTACCAGCTAGAGCAGCGCAAGCAGCAGGCGGCAGCCGCACTGGCAGATGCCACCACAATGGAGCGGCTCGCCGAGCTAGCACCCGACGACAAGGCCGAGATGGCCCGCGCCCTCTGGCGTGACCTTGGGGTCGATAACGTCGTGGCCTGGGTCAAGGTCGTCGGCGGCGAGGGCTACAGTTACGAGCTAGAGGTCGGCGAACACGTCATCTCGCTCGGCTCCTCGCTCCTCTCAGCCCAGGCAAAGATACGGGACACTATGCTGTCTGCCGCCGCTATCCTCCTCAGGGCCCAGCCAAAGGCCGACTGGGAGCGCACGGCCCTTCAACTAGCCAGACTGGCGAGTGAGAATTACGTGTTCAACCACCGCTCGGTGCGAGACCGTATCACCGAGTGGCTCCTAGAGCTACGGACACTCTGCGAGCAGCCGAGCATCGAGGAGCGCAGGTCAGTCCTGGCGCACTACCCGATCTACTGGGGAGAGGGCCTCGCCATCCGCACCCGGCGCTTCACCGCATGGCTGGAGGCCTCGTTCGGTGAGAAGTTGACGACCCACCAGCTCGGCAAGCTCCTCGTCCAGGCAGGGTGGGAGTACCGGATTATCGACTGCGGCCCCGGCGGGAGGGTCAAGGCCTGGGTATCGCCCGCCTTCCCCGCCGAGGACTAGCTGGCTGCTATATGCGCCAGAGCGAGTATGTTACTCGACATTTTGGTGATTTGGTGCGCCAGGCACGAGAGACCCTCGCCGTAGGCACGAAACTGCTTCACCTTTTTCGCACCAATTTCACCTTTTACCCCCTTGACACACTACCTACTAGGTATGCTAAGATGCTTCTCGTAAGGCAGTCGGGCCTGCGGGCGGTCACCGCCGAGGCGAGGAGAACGAAGATGGACTACTACTTGATGTACCGAGTGTTACTAAATGAGGCGTTTGACGCGTTTGCCGCGTGGAACGCGTGGAACGTCGATGAGCGCGACAATCTTGATCTATATCTCACCTACTCCCACGCGGTATCGCGAATGCACGCGTGGCGGCCCGATGATACCGATGCGGTAGCCGCCGACTGGAATGAACGCGTGGCGGCCTATACCTGGGCGAAGGAGCCCGATGCGGTAGCCGCCGACTGGCCGACCTACTAACTAGACCTCGTACCGAGCCGGGCGGTATATCCCGGCGTAGGAGACACGACGATGGCATATCGACTGGGCGTGGACACGGGGAGCGCGGTCAACTGGTTAGCGGGCAACGCACAGGGGCAGGAGCCGGTTGTGGGTCTCCCTGCGACCGTACTGCACTGGACGGACAGGGAGGCGGGGGTAGTCCGCTACTGGGACGGCTACCTGCTCCACGTCGAGACCACCAAGTACCCCAACCTGTACACCTATCGGCGCAACCGCCGGGGCCGCTGGGTACAGGTCGTGTACAACGAGGCCACTGGCCGCTGGAGGCAGGAGGGCGGTGGCTGCGGCCTATACCTGGGCGAGGCCGAGGACTACCGCGACCCTTCGTTCTAACCAGACCTTAGTGCCGGGCCGGGGCGGCATAACCCCGGCGTAGGAGATATGACGATGATGCGCAACTCGATGCTCTTCCGCCCGACCAAGGACTCCCTCGCCGCCGCGCATGAGGCGGCACTGCTCAACTCGTTGGACACGGACGGCTGGTACTACACCGTCCGCGAGTACGGGCAGCTCTGGGCTATCTGGTGGCAGGCCGAGGACGGCGGAGAGGGTTGGTGGTAGGCCCGTGCAGTACCTCAGCGACTACACCGGCACGGTCTACGAGTATCGTTCGACACTACGCCCAGTAGCCTCTATCGGCTACGGCAACATTCCCCACCTCCTGACGGAGCCGGGCAGCGACCCTGACGGTACCAGGCGGACGTTCCGGACGAGCGCCCAGCTTGACCCTGACTGGTGCCGCCACCTCGGTATCTGGTTCCTCGCCGAATACCCCAAAAACCCTTGACACTGTACCAACTAGGTATGCTAAGATGCTCTTGTCAGCGGGCGGGACAAGCCGCCGGGACAGCGGAGGACGAAAATGCCGACCTGCACGACCTGCAACAAGAGCGACCGGACGATTATCCGCTGGGTATCAACCAACCTCCGCTGGGTGCGAAAGGTCTACTGCGAACGATGCCATCACTACGAGGAGGTGCACTAGTGCGCGAGGAACTGCGGAACTGGGCCGAGGCGAACACCCGCTGGGACATGCACCCAGCGGAGGATAGCAGGCATTACGACACATTCGTCCGCACTGAGGACACTGCGGCGAATGCCACCAGCGTGGCTGACTACATCTACAACCTGCTCCAGGGCAAGGGCGTTCCGGTCAGTGCCGAGCAGGTAGCCGCCCTGGTCGAGGGCATGGAAGGCTGGCAGCGGGCCGAGTCGAATGGCGGTACCGCCCAGGGCTGGGAGTGGTGGAGCACTGACCTCAACCACGACGAACCCTGCGGTCGCACCTGCCCTGATGGCTGTCGAGCCTGCTGGCAGTGCTAGCCGTAAGCGCCGAGCCTGGGCGGCATACCCCAGGCACTGGAGGCCGAATGGTACGAGTCCTACAATGCAACCGCTGCCACCACGACTGGGCAGCCCGACGCCCTGGCATCCCCAAGGTCTGCCCGAAGTGCAAGTCCCTCTACTGGAACAAGCCCCGGAAATACCCGGCGAACTCGCCCTGGTTCAACAAAGGAGGTCGATAAATGCAAACACTGCTTGAACTTGTTATCGTAGGTCTCTGTGGTGCCCTACTGGGCTGGGTTGTTGTCGAATGCCTGGTGGGGTAACGCAATGACCGGCAGGCAGGCACGCAAGCTGCTCCTCGCCTGGCAGAACAGCACGGACGAATACGCCCGCTGGCTGGTGCAGGAGCACCTGCCCAAGGGCATCGGGGCGTACCCGGAGACCGAGCTGAAGGTGTGCGCCCGCCGTATCGCCCTGGCACTAGAGACCTATTACCGTACCGGTCGCCGCAGGGGCGACCCTTATGCCACAGCCGCCGAGGCCGAGCAGGCTATTGATAGCCTCTACGGCCCCCGCTAAACTACCTACATCGGAGGAGTACCATGAAGACCCCAGATGCCGCCCAGTCCGCCTATATTTCCCAGATACTGACCGAGTATCAGATGCGCTCGACCTACGCCGAGGCCCGTATCGAGTCGGCCCGCTGCAAGGCGGCGCTCGAAGACCGTCGCTTTGCCTTTGCGGTTGATGCCGACGCCCTGACTGGCAAGACAGCCGCCGAGCGGGACGAGCAACGCAAGTCCCTCATCTGGCAGTGGACGCAGCGTGAACGCGCCGCCCTAGCCCTCGCCGAGGCGGAGGAATTGCGGGCTGAAGCCCTCCACGCCCACCACCGGCATCTGCTCACCGCTGCGCGCCTGGAGGTGGCTATTGCTACCGCTACTACTAGCAGCCTTGACTAGCGGCTGCGTGCTGCCCCCACCGCCCGTATTTGTCTACAACCTCGACCGTCAACCACTGACGGTCGAGGGCATCGATCCCCAGTTCCTCATTGAGAGTGTTCCGGTTATCTGGGCCGAGAGTAGGGGCGACCCTGATGCGGTCAACCCCCGCTCCGGCACCTGCGGTCTCTACCAGATACACCCTATCCACCGCGCACGCTTCGCCCCCTACGGCGGCTGGCAGGCCTGCACCGACCCGGCAGCAAACCTGCAGGTCGCCTACGGTATCTATCTGGAGCAGGGGTGGCGACCTTGGGGGCGGTGACGCTCTACCACTTCACGTCGCGCGACCGGGTGGCGAGCATCCAGCGGCAGGGACTCCTGCCGCTGGGCGTGCTTAGCCTGACGGGGCGGTCAATCGACGACCGCTGCATCTGGCTGACCACTGACCCCAACCCGCAGTCACAGTCGTGGCAGCACCTCGACCTGGGGCGCGACAAGACCGCGGTGCGGCTTACGGTTGACGCACCAGATGCTGTTCGCTGGTTTGACCTAGCTCGCGAGCGGAAGGCCCTGTCGGGCTGGGTCGGCACTACCCTAGCGTTCGGCAGCGCTGACTGGTGGCTCAGCCTACACTCTGTTACCGTTGTCGATATGCACTTCCGAGGTGAACCGTGAATATCCGAGACCGCATCATTGACCTGCGGCGCGTACCTGCCGCCGAACTTATCCCGAATCCCCGGTGGACTGCTTCTGGCGCTGGTGCAATTTTGCAGGACTAGTTGCAGTACGTTAGGGGAAGGGAAGGCTTATGGCATCGAACGGTAGGCCCACGAAATATCTGCCTGCAACAGTAGACCGTATCCTGACGGCTGTCAGAAGCGGGACGCCTCGCATTCACGCAGGCCGCTTTGCAGGTATCGCAGACCGCACGATGTCGCTCTGGCTAGCGACAAAGCCGGAGTTCAAGGATGCGGTCGAAAGGGCAGAATCGGAGTTTATCGCCGAGACGGTCGCCCGTATCGCCACCCACGGGCGGGATAACTGGCAGGCGCTCGCATGGATTCTGGAGCGCCGCTGGCCCGCCGACTTCGGCCGCCAAGACCGCATCAAGCTGGAAATGGAAGCGACCTTGACCGAGGTGCGACAGGCTGCCGAGGCTGAGGGCATTGATGCCGACCTGGCTGTCAGGGAGGCCAAGCGGCTGCTCGGTTTGCGATGAATCCTATCGTCCGTACAGCGCTCCTAGCTGCGCGTCGGCAGCAAGAGGCGGCTACATTCACGCCGCATAAGCCTACCCCTAGACAGGAGGCGTTCCTCGGCCTAGCGTGCCGTGAGGCGCTCTACGGCGGCGCAGCTGGTGGCGGGAAAAGCGATGCGCTCCTGATGGCCGCGCTCGAATACGTCCACGTCCCGACCTACTCGGCGCTTATCCTCCGGCGTACGTTTGCCGACCTCAACAAGCCCGGCTCGCTGATACCGCGTTCGCACGACTGGCTGTCGGGCAAGGCGTCCTGGGACGGCCAGAACAAGACCTGGCGGTTTGCGTCGGGGGCCGTCATCACCTTCGGCTACCTCGAAACCGAAATCGATAAATACCAGTATCAGTCGGCGGAATACCAGTTCATCGGCTTCGACGAACTGACCCAGTTCAGCGAGTCGGTGTACACCTACCTGTTCAGCCGCCTTCGCCGCTCCAGCGAGTCGCCAGTGCCGCTCCGTATGCGGGCCGCGAGCAACCCTGGCGGTATCGGCCACGACTGGGTGCGCGACCGCTTTATCCCGCCGGAGGATGCACTGCCGGATGCCTCCGGTGTCTTCCGCCTCGACGACCAGCGGGCCTATGTCCCCGCTCGGCTGGACGACAACCCGCACATCGACCGCGAGGCCTACATTGGCTCGCTGATGGAGCTTGACCCCACTACGCGGGCGCAGCTCCTCCAGGGCAACTGGGACGCCCGTCCGACCGGAGGCTATTTCCGTCGGCAGGACTGGCGTTATACCGACGTCGCCCCTATTGGGCTGACGTGGATACGTTTCTGGGATTTTGCAGCGACAGACCCCCGGCCCGGTCGTGACCCCGACTGGCTAGCGGGTGCCCTTGTTGGACGCGATGAACTTACGGGGCGCACCTATATCGCTGATATGGTGCGCTTCCGAGGTGCACCCCCTGCGGTCGAGCAGGTCATTCGCCAGACCGCTGAGGCCGACGGCCTTGACGTCGGTATCTGGTTCGAAGAGGAGCCTGGCAGCCAGGGGCGGATGCTCACCGACTCGTACCAGCGCACCATCCTCGCCGCCTACGATGTCAATGTACTGCGGGCCTCGACCCGCGGCAGCAAGACCGCCCTGGCTGGCCCGCTCGCCTCGCAGGCCGAGGCTGGTAACGTTACCCTTGTCCGTGGGACGTGGAACAAGGCCTTCATCGAGGAGGCCGATGCGTTCCCCTCACCTGATGTCCACGACGACCAGATAGATGCCGCCAGCTCGGCGTACTACGTCCTCACCGGCAGCGCATGGCGCAGGACGCCGCACCGCCGTCGGGCAAACACCGCGTTCCTCCAGCGATACGAGCAATTGATGGTACCCTGCTCGTCTTGCCAGACCCCCGTTTACTGGCCCTCGTTCGAAGTCAGCGCTACCTGTCCGGCCTGCGGCTACGAAAACATTCGCCAGTAGTATGTGCGCCAGAGCGAGTATGTTGCTCGAAATTTTGGTGATTTGGTGCGCTAGGCACGGAGCAGCCCCGCCATAGGCACGAAACCGCTTCACCTTTTTCGCACCTTTTTCACCTTTTTTCGTTAAAACTACTTACCTCTAGGGTATTGACACTTTACCTAGAAGGTATGCTATGCTGACTCCGTCAGCGGGCGGGGAACGCCGCCGGGGCACGGAGGACAGACAATGGCACTGGGATTCTACGAGCTGCGGGCCGAGGCCCTGCCGGTCGCACGGGAGGCGCTCGACAAGCTGAACAAGCGGGCTGCCAAGAACAGCCTGGAGGCTATTACGCTCCGGGTGCTCGATACCCGCACGGCCGAACACCAGCGGGTCGGCGAGGCCCCGGAGGTCGTCACCTGGGTCACGGTCAGCATTGAGGGCATCGCCCCTAAACTCGGCGACTGGCAGTTCGCCGCTACCCTGGAGCACACCGAGGCTGGCACCCTGCTCCGCACCGCCCCTACCTTCAACAAGCCGCTGCCGATGCAGTACCGCTCGGCTACCGCCTACTGCGAGCACTGCAAGAGCCGCCGCCGCCGCACTGACACCTACCTCGTGTACTCCGAAACCGAGGGCCGCTTCGCCCAGGTCGGCAGTAACTGCCTGGCCGACTTCACCGGCCACCGCAACCCGCACACCGCCCTCTACTGGCTCCAGTCCTGGGCTGAACTGAATGCCGACCTCCGCTACCGTGAGGGGCATGACGAGGACGCCGATAGTTCCGCTCAGCGCAAGTTCACCCCCGCCATGATTCTGCTCGCCGCCGCCCTCATCACGACCGAGCAGGGGGGCTACGTTAGCAGGGCCGAGTCGGTACGCCGGGAGGTTCGCAGCACTGCCTCTCAGGTCATCGACCTCCTCTGGCCCGACGCCATCACCACCGTCCGCTGGAACGCTGACGATGTGACTATCAGCCGCCGGGGTGAGGTTACCGTCCTCCCGCTTACCACTGAGGTACGCCAGCTCGCCACCGACGCCCTGAACTGGGCGCTTGACCTCCCTACTAACGGCAGTGACTACGAGCACAACGTCAGGACTACCTGCAATCTGGCAGCACTCAGTTACGAGCACATCGGTATCGCCACCTCGGCACTGGGCGGCTACCTCCGCACCCTGACGGTACAGGCCAGCGAGCCGTCCAGCCACGTCGGTACGGTCGGCAACCGCATCCAGCTAGACGTCAAGGTCGAGCGGGTCACTATTCTCGGCCCCGGCTACAGCTACAACTCCCCCGACCGCGCCCTCTACATCCTGACGCAGGGGGCCAACCGGATGGTCTGGTTCAGCGATGCCGGTAAGCTTCGGGAGGGCCAGAAGGTTACCCTGAAGGCGACCATCAAGAGCCACGACGACTACCGGGGGACGGCGCAGACGACCCTCACCCGCTGCACCATCATCTAGTACCTCTAGGCCGAGCCGGGGCGGCTAGTCCCCCGGCACGGAGGCCACGGTGGAAGTGCATGTACTGACCGCAAGCGGCGATGAGGAGACGAGGGTAATTGGCGTATATGAGAGCGTGCAGGCAGCGAAGACCGCGGCCCAGCAGCGCTTCGCACTAACGAGCCAATGGCTCGGCCCAACAGTGGTGACCTACGCGAAATGCGATGCTGCGCATAACTGGATGCCCGAAACGGTTTGGGTACGATTATCGAGCACCGACGGCCAATACTGGAGGCCCGAAACGGTTTGGGCACGATTATCGAGCACCGATACCCACGGACAGTGGGCCACAACTGCGGAATTGATACTTGAACTCTTCCCGGTTACAGTCGGGTAGTGCATATAATGCTAAACATAGAAAAAAGGAGCAGCGATGGACAGCCACGACCATAACTGGGGGGCACCAACCGATCTCCTGCCGCCGTTACCTGTGAAGCGCATCTGTTGGCAGTGCGGACGAGCCGAGGCGCATAACGTGAACCCCGGCCCTGAGTGGCTTTATATGGGCGTCATCGAGCGCACGGAAGGCGGTATGCTAAACTGGCCGCAGGCAAAGGGGGCCGGATGGTGGACGCTCTCCGACGGCAGTGTCGTCCGTGGCACTAAGGCAGCCGCCGAACGCCTAGAGGCTGACCTGCATGGTTAGCTGGTTTCGGTGGTGGTGGTGCTGGTGGTTTGCGCCCCTGCACGGCCTGACACTGACCGCCGAGGAACGCATGACTCTAGAGCAGACCTCGGCGGCCTGCCCCCACTGTGGCGGCTATCATGAGTTTGCCTGCCCATATCTGTTAGAGGCTGAATACTACGAGAGCGGCGCTATCAAGCGCGTCGTGTACCGGCCAGAACATCGGCGCTTAGTACGCTACACCGCAGGATAGACTATGCCCCGTGACCCGCGAGACCTCCTAAAAGCCGTTGCAGGCGCTGCTGGTCTTTCTACCCGGCAGGATATGAGCGGCCTGATGGCTGCCATCCAGATGGGCCAGAGCCTCGGTGCGATGCCGAACCCGTCGAGCCTACCTCGCGACCCTGCGCTCTTCACGGCACCGGGTGTTTTCGCCCCGTTGATGCCAGCCACTACGTTTCCCATCGATGCCCCTACTGACCGCGAGGGCGGCCCGATGCCCCGCGTCTGGCAGTACCCCGTCGGCTGGAATATGCCCACCGGCCCCCGTGCCTACGATGCCATCAGCTTCGACATGCTGGAGGGCATCGCCGACCGGGTGGACGTGGTGCGGAAGGCCATCGAACTCCGTAAGGCTGAGGTCACGAATACGGACTTCGACATCGTTCTGCGTGACGATTCGATGCTCCGCAGCCACGGCAAGGACTACCTGAAGGCCGAGCGGCAGGCCATTCGCGCCTGGTTTGAAAAGCCCGACCGCATCCGTGGACTCGACTGGGGCGACTGGGTCGCCGAGGCGCTGGAAGAGATACTCGTCAAGGACGCGCTGAGTATCTACCCCCGGCTCGACCGTAAGGGCGACTTGTACGCCATCCAGATACTCGACGGTAAGACCATCAAGCCCCTCATCGATATGCAGGGCGTGCGGCCCCCAGCCCCGAACCCTGCATACCAGCAGTTCATCTACGGCGTGCCTCGCAGCGAGTTCGCCATCACCGAGGACGAGCCGGTTGCAACCTACGACACCGAGAACCTGTTCTACCTGCCGAAGGTGGTGCGGGCTAAAACGGTCTACGGCTTCCCGCCGGTTGAACAGGTCATTATCGCAGCTACCACCTACCTCCGCCGGGAGCTATGGTGGCAGTCGTATTTCACCGACTCCGACATGCCGGGGATGTTCGTCACGGCAAGCGAGGGCTGGAACCCAGACCAAGTGGCGCGCTTCGAGTCGGCGTTCCATAGCCGCCTGAGCGGTGACCCCACCTGGCGCTGGCGGGTCAAGATGCTCCCCTACGGCTCGACCGTGACGCCGGTCAAGCAGCCCACCTTTGACGTCACCTTCGATGAGTTCTTGGTGAAAATTATCGCGATGGTGTTCGAGGTGACACCTGCTGAACTAGGCTTTGCCCCGTCGGGCGGCCTGGGCGGTAAGGGCTTCTCGGCCGAGCAGGCCGACATTCAAGAGCGCAAGGCTTCACAGCCCGACAAGATGTTCCTATCGCGCAAGCTGACGCAGTTAGTTATTCGTGACTATTTCCACCAACCAGACCTGAAGCTAGTATTCCCCGAACACGAAGAGGACGACGCCCGGCTTATCGCTGAGACGAACCGCATTTACGTCAGTATGGGTGTTCGCACCATCAACGAGGTCAAGAACTCCCTGGGTGACGAGCCGTTCGACATCGAGCAGGCCAACGAGCCATTGATTATGACCGCCAGCGGGGCCGTGCCGCTTCGCTCCGTGCAGACGGAGGAGTTAGCACCTGCACCTGCACCTGCCCCGGTTGCTGAGGCAGCGAAGGCCGCTGAGAGTGACGGCTATGTACCGACAGAGGCGATGGCTGCCGCGGCACGACGCGCCCTGGCGTGGAAGGACGATGGCCGTGCTGGCGGGACGTCGGTTGGCTTAGCACGTGCCCACCAGCTCGTCAACCGTGAGCGCCTCAGCCGTGACACTGTACGCCGCATGTACAGTTTCTTCGCCCGTCACGACGTGGATAAACGGGCCACCGGGTTCCGCCAGGGCGAAAAGGGCTACCCAACCCCAGGCCGAGTAGCCTGGGACTTATGGGGCGGCGATGCGGGTGCTAGCTGGTCGAAGACTCAGTGGGAACGTATCCAGGCAGCCGAAAAGGCAGGCAATGGCGATGCGTTTCTCTTTGCAGAACTCGACGCATTCGAGGCGTATGCAGCCCGCCGGGTAGGCCGACCCAATAGCCGCCCGTTCGAGTTCCTGCTAGCACCTGCCGCACTCAATAAGGTGCTCGGCGAACAGCCAGCAGCCGTCAAGGCAGCGACCGACCGGGTTCGTGTAGAACGCCTGATGAACGGCGTTTCTGACCACATCGTTGATGCTGCGGATAGCCTCCAGCGGTCGATTATTGACCGGGCGGAGTTCGTCGGCGGCAGTGTCGATAAACTGCGCGAGGCGGTCGTTGCAGTGTTCAACATCGGGAGCCGACGGCGCTTCCCCGACCAGGGCAAGACCCTTGGCGAGGCGGTAATTGAAGGCCAGCAACTCTACCTCGAAGGCTTCGGGGACGATATCCTTGCCGGTGCCTACGATGACATTCTGCGCTCCGCTGCCGTTCGTGAGCGGGCGAACCTGTATACTGCCTCTATCTGGTCGGCGCACGAACAGGGCCGACTTGCCGATGCAACTGACGGCGGCGATGTCGAGGTAACCATCACCTGGCACTCCAGCCACGATGACCGTACCTGCCCAGATTGTGCGGCACTTTCTGGTCGCAAGTTCACCGAAGCTACGCTGCCGTTCTTCCCCGGCCAGAGTGGCTTCGGTGGTGGCACAGCATGCGGGCCTGCGTGCCGTTGCTATCTCACCTATAAGCGGGAGGACTAACGTGGACACCGCAAACCGCGCCTGGGCGCTTGCCTTGCTGGAGTCTATGCGCTGGGGGGAGATAACATTCACGGTCAAGGACGGCCGTGTTGAACTGGCCCGTAAACTAGAGACGGTGAAACCGGCAGATGGAGGTGCGAATGCCTGACCTGAAAATGCTCGACAAGGCCGATATCTTTGTTCCGTTCGCGAAAAGTGAGCGCCAGCAGGACGGCTCCGTATTGGTGTACGGCAAGGTCACCGACGCCACGGTTGACCTCGACGGCCAGATTGCCGACCCCTCATGGTCGAAGGCGGCGCTT